CATTTCACCACCAGTCTTACTCCCGTTGTATACGGCTCAGCAGGAACGAATGAAGCAAGATGCGCCGTAAGCTTTTCGCGTGCGTCCTTAAGTTCGGGCGGCTCATAAACGATAGGCTTGCCGTTCCTGACTGCGATGTCCTTTTCCTGATGAGTTACCGTCGGCGGTTTCATCGGCATAAAGAATTGCATAATTTTTACAGTTCCTTTCTTTTTTAATTTCAGGGGTAGGGGTCATCGTCTTGTGCGTGTAGGGGACACCGCCGCATTAAGAGCGGTGTCCTACCGTACGCACATGACGTCGCTTGCGGCGGATTTTATATACGTAGTATATAATGGGTGCCGCCGCCTTTGGCGGCACCATAAAAACATGGTGCCGCCGTTTTCGGCATGACCTTGTTTGTTACGTCGTGCCGTTGTCATTTTTCAAAACCGCCATTGTGTTCTTATCAACACGATATCCGAATTTTTCTATCCAACGTTTTATAGTTCGCTCGCTGACACTGAGATAATCGACCAGCATTTCAACGGTAGGAGCTTCTCCGAAATTTGCAGTAATCATAGCATTCTCAAACTTTACCTTGTTTGAATCGTTCTGCTTTTTTGCCTGATCCTTTCGTTTTTCGGACGCTTTCTGCCACGGAGCGCGCTCGCTCTCTGCGTCCACATCCCTGAGCACTCCCACCATGTCGATGCGATGCACTGGGAAATCAAACCACACATTTACAGGGCTGAACTTCGGGAACTCTCGGAGAGTGCCCTCGATACGCCACGCTGTACGGCTCTCTGCCGCCTTTTCGGCTGCCGCGATACGCTGCTTGACCTCTGCCAGAGCATCCGCAGGAAGATGCTTTTCCGCGTGCTCCAGCATCGCTCTTGCCGTCACCATATCGTCCTGAGATACATCACTGTAGCCATTTCGCATGAGCGCGTCATAGCAGATATTGCAGATAGCCTTGTTCTTCTCCTCTTTGAGCAGGGTTTCGGGGATGTCCAGCTCGATAAGGTCGAGCAGTGCATCGGGATCTCTCGCGAATACGCCCGAGCCTGAGGCTCTGTCCATGCTTCGCTTGCCGCCCTGCGCTCCTTTGGAGTGATGATGACAGTATATCACCGCACAGCCAAGCTCCGTGCATACCTTGTCGAACTGGTTGCAGAAGTGCGCCATCTGATCGGCGGAGTTCTCGTCGCCTGTGATGACCTTGTATATCGGGTCTACTATGACCGCTATGTAGTTTTTCTTCGCAGCGCGGCGTATCAGCTTCGGAGCGAGCTTATCCATAGGCACCGATCTTCCGCGCAGATTCCAGATATCAATGTTTTCAAGATTATTCGGAGGCAATCCAAGCGCAGTGTATACATCCTTGAAACGATGCAGGCATGACGCCCTGTCAAGCTCTAAGTTGACATACAACACCTTGCCCTGAGCGCATTTCCAGCCGAGCCAGCTCGCACCCTCCGCAAAAGCGCAGCACATCTCGATAAGCGAAAAGGACTTGCCTGCCTTTGACGGACCTGCTATCCGCATCTTGTGCCCCTGTCGCAGTACGCCGTCAATAAGCGGCGGAGCAAGCTCGGGAAGCGCATCCCAAGCCGCCGCCATGTTCTCGGTATCGGGAAGATCATCATTTACGCCCTCTATCCACTCACGCCATTCGTTCCATGAGCTTTTGCCGATATTCGTGTCAACGATGTACTGTCGGCTGTTGCCGCGCTGTACACCGGGGAGCCTCGACAGGCGCGAGGGATTTCTGTTCTGCGTGTCGGGTGACAAGCCGTTTTTCTGACAGATGTTGTACAGAAGATAAACGCGCTTTCGATACTCGTCGTAATTCGCCGCCTCAATGCGGACAATAGCATGGAGCGATTTGCCGCCGCTGTACACCAGCACCGCTACAGGAAGTTCCAGCTCTCGGATGATGGCGTTCTGCCTCTCGATGTCTATGCTGTCACTCTCCACAAGAGCATAGCGGTATTCGGTAACGTTGCTGTTCTTTACACCCTTGCCGTCCAACGGATTGAAGCGTATCCATGCTCCGCCGTCAGGGTCGCTGTCGCCAAGCACAGCGCCGATATCTCCGTTGCATTTGCTCAGCTCCTCGATAAGCTGTCCTGCGGTGCGGTCATAGTTGCCCTTGTTGGCAGGAAGACGCTTTCCGTCACGCTCCCACGACTTCATGACATAGCCGACGTTCTCGTTCTGCTCAAACAGCGTTTCAAGGTAGGTTATCACCTGCCTTGCAGGGTCCCAGACAGATGGAACTGACAGCTCCCTGCCCTCGACCCACTTTTTATCAACGACAACATGGTCGTCTTGCGGACGGCTTCCGTCATATTCTATATAATCATCCCAGTCGAGGGCGCGTCCCTCGCCACAGCCGAAGGTCATACCGTTTTCCTTTGCAAGCTGTACGATGGTAGCGCCTGTAACAGGCTTTGCAGAGCCGTTGAAGCTCTCCCACTTCGCGGCGCATTCGCCTGCATGATATCGGTTGATATCGCGCCTGCTCCAGTCATCCCACACGCCGACGGAATAGCCCTCGTGCTTCAGCGCCATTCCCACATTGACCCATGTCTGATAGTCTAGCTCCGCAGGGTCTATGTAGGTAAGCGCTTCGTTTAGATCTATCTCGTGTTCCATTACTCACCTCTGTATTCTGACGGGATTATGCTGCTCGGTACTCTCCAGCCGTTGGCAGCAATGCGCGTTATCAGGCGGTTTGCCGCGTCAAATGTCCATTCTCCCACGTGCTGAAAGCCCTTGTTTTCGAGCAACCTTATCTGCTTCGGGGTAGCAAGACCTGCATCTCTGCGCTTGTGCAGGCGTTCAAGCAACAGCTTTGCCTTGCCTGCGTTTTCTATCTCGTTTGGATAGATGCCGAATCTCTCCAGTGCGTCAAGCTGTTTCTGCGAGGGCGGCATCATCTCCCACCCGAATGCAGGAACATATCCCGACAGATCCTGCGCCTGTATCGACATCTCGAACTGCAACGGGTCTACCAGTGCGCGCTTGCGCTTTTTCATCTCGGCAAGCTGCTTTGCGAGTGCCTCCTCGCGCTGCGCCACAACATCCTCGGATGCCCTGACCTCTGCCTCCTCGATATCTACGGGGCAGCCTGCCTGTGCGATGTTTTCGGTCATCTTCTGCGCGACCTCTTCATTCTCGCAGATAAGGTGCGCAGGCCTGCAAAGCTCGTGGCGCTCGGTGTGCCAGAGGAAATCAAGCAGCAGGAGATGATCCTTGCCCTCACACAGCCTTGTGCCTCTGCCTACCATCTGACAATACAGCGAGCGCACCTTTGTCGGGCGAAGCACGATAACGCAGTCAACAGACGGGCAGTCCCATCCCTCTGTCAGCAGCATGGAATTGCAAAGCACGTTGTACTTTCCGCTGTCGAAATCGCTGAGTATCTCTGCCCTGTCCTCGCTGTTGCCGTTGACCTCAGCGGCGCGGAAGCCCTTGCTGTTAAGTATCTCGCAGAACTTCTGCGAGGTCTTGATCAGCGGCAGGAACACCACCGTTTTTCGGTCGGTGCAATATTTCAGCATCTCGTCAGCTATTCCGTGAAGATACGGGTCGAGGGCGGTGTCGATGTCGCTCGCCTTGAAATCTCCTGCCTGCGTAGCCACACCCGAAAGGTCGAGCTTCAGCGGAATGGTCAGAGCCTTTATCGGAGAGAGATAGCCCTCCTTGATAGCGCGAGGGAGCGTGTACTCATAAGCAAGGCTGTCGAACACCTGACCGAGATTTTGCATATCGCCTCTGTCGGGGGTCGCAGTAACGCCCAGCACCTTTGCACCGTTGAAATAGCTCAGTATCTTCTGATAGCTGTCGGAGATGCTGTGATGCGCCTCGTCTATTATAATAGTATCGAAATGGTCGGGACTGAATCGGCTGAGCCTCTTCTCGCGCATAAGGGTCTGCACACTGCCCACCGTTATCCTGTACCACGAATCAAGGCAGCTCTCCTCCGCCTTTTCTACGGAGCAGGTTATGCCGCAGGCATTGAGTATCTTGTCTGCCGCCTGCTGCAGCAGCTCTCCCCTGTGCGCAAGTATGAGAACGCGCTCGCCCTGCCTTACACAGTCCTCAGATATCTTAGCGAATACGATGGTCTTTCCGCAGCCTGTAGGCAGCACGAGCAGGGTCTTGCTGTTACCCTGCTCCCACTGCTCAAAGACCGCCGCTTTCGCTTCTTCCTGATACGGTCTAAGCTTCATGGCGCATCACCACTGACCCGGTGTGTACACGCCCTGAACAGGCTGCTGTGCCGCAGGCGCAGTAGCATACTGCGGTGCAGTAGCGACCTGTGCAGCAGGTGCGACCTGTGCGACAGGTACGACCTGTGCGGCAGGCTGCTGCGGATAGCCGTACATCTGCTGCGGTGCGACCTGTGCGACCTCAGGCTCGTAGAACTTCTTTATCTCGTTGCAATCGCCCTCGCTCTTGTCAGACTTCCAGTGGCGCACAGCGATCTTGCATCTGCCGCGTGCACCGATGATGTTGTTCCAGTTCATGCGGAGCTTTTCGCCGTGCTTCTTCTGACCTATGCCAACAAAGAACGCGGACAGAAGTCCCTCGCACTTGCTGTGCAGGAACAGATTGTGGTTAAGCTCCTGCGTAGTGCCGTCAGGAAGCTCCACTCTCAGCTTTACTATCGCCTTAGGGCAAGGCGGAAGCTTCTCACTGCCGTCGTGTCTGCCGCGCTCAAAGCCTGCAACTGTGAAATTGTAGTCACCCTCGGGAATAAGGACGAAATCGCTGTCCTTTTCAATTTCGTCGTCCCAGGCTAACTCTCTGTCGATGATGTCTGCCATAATAAATACCTCCAAAATAAAAATTTAAAAATTCTCGGGATCTCTCCCTTGACCGAGTATATCATTTAGGCCACTGCACTTTTCTGCAATCGGTTATCATCTTGTGTACCGCATCCCATGCGCCCACAAGCACTCCATTAACGAAATCCGCAGGATAATCGCTGACAGGCATATCAGCAGGAAAATATCCGCGCTGCGCAACGACTGCCTGTATCTCCTCCGCCGTAACTCCCGACGCAGACATAAGCTCCGCAAGAGCAGGAGGTATTCCTGTCGGTGTTTCAGTCAGAGTTTCGGGGAGCGGCTCGGGATATTCTTCTATCGGAGGCTCAGGGGGCAGCGGAACAGGATAGCTTTCTGTCGGTGCACAAACAAGCGGCTGTACAGGCTCGATGATATGGCGTATCTGCTCGTAGTCCATAGGTATCTCCTCGGGCAGACCGTGCCTGTTCTTTGCATCCCAGCACGGATGATGCGCGGTGTAGATAACTCTCCTGCCGCCCTGTGCCTTGTGCTTTTTGCTATCCTTATCTACCGCGACGGAAAGGGTCTTGTAGTTTGCAAACAGCACCATATCCGCCCATTCCTTTACAAGCGGCGCAATGAGATTGGTGGTCTTTTTGCCGAGCTTAAGCTCCCAGCGGTCGTATGCTCCCATCTCGTCAGGCTGCTCGAATTTACGCAGGATAGCATGAGCCGTAAGCACCACATTCACGCCACTTTCCACGACCTCGCTGAGAAGATTGAGAAAACGCCCGAACTCCTCCTTTTCGTAAACATAGCCGTTACCGTAGCCGAAATCCTCGATGCCGTTCTTGCCGTGCTGCTCGCATACAGCGGTAATGCACAGAGTTTCCGCCCAGTCCACAGTGTCAATGATAAGAGTGCGGCAGGGTCTGTTCTGCCTGACATACTCCACCTGTGCCTTTAACATCGCCCACGACAGCGGTTTATCCATACGCGCAACATCCATATCGCTCGTGCTGCCCTCAGTGTCGATGA